ATTTCCCTTGTACCAGGATCTCTAATCCCTGTAGCTCCTGGATCTAGAGGTTTATTACCAATTCAGGCAGCATCAAACTTTGATGTTGCCCAGTTGGTACTAAATGATATGCGTCAAAATATTAAGAAAGCATTATACATGGAAGCATTAGGAAAACCTGAAGGAACTCCTATGACAGCAACTGAGGTTTCAGAAAGAATGGCAGATCTATCTAGACAAATAGGTTCTTCTTTTGGAAGACTTCAATCTGAATTAATTAATCCATTATTAAAAAGAATAATTAGAATTTTATCTAAACAAGGTAGAATTGACATCCCTAAAGTTAACGGTAGGGAAGTTAAAATAGCTCCACGTTCACCTCTAGCACAAGCTCAACATTTACAAGATGTTGCAGATGTAACTAGGTTTAATGAAATAATTGCAGGTACGTTTGGCCCACAAATGATTAATTTAATTGTGGATCAAAATGAAACTGCAAAATATTTAGCAGAAAAAATGAACTTACCTGAAAAACTTATTAGAGATGAACAGGAACAGAAAGAGTTGGTAAATCGTATGCAACAATTACAACAAAGTGCACAAGAAGAAGGAGGAGAAGCTCCACCAGGAGCATAATATGACATGGGATGCTTTAAATAAAGAAAAACCAAAAATTGCAAATAGTGTAGATGGATATGTTAGAACAGAGAAAGAGGAAACTCAACTTAACAAACATTTTGCCAACGTCTTTAAAGATGATGAAGGTAAAAAAGTTCTACACTACTTACAATCAATAACTACTGAAGCTGTTGCTGGGCCTAATGTAACTAGCAATCAGTTATTTCATATCGAAGGTATGAGATTTTTAGTAGGAATCATTAAATCAAGAATAAAAAAAGGAGAACAAGATGGCAGATGATAATGCAACATCAGCACCAATCGCCACAGAAACAATTGGTTCTGAAATAAGTAAACCTGATTATGTTCAGGATAAGTTTTGGGATTCAGATTCCAAACAAGTAAATATAGAAAACCTATCTTCAAGTTATAATTCACTTGAAACTAAATTAGGTTCTAGAACCGAAGATCTTTCTAAACAAATTAGAACAGATATAGAAGCCGAAAGACTTAAGAATGTTCCAGAGTCTTATAAGTTAAATGTTCCAGAAATGGAAAACACTAAATTATCTGTAACTGCAGAAATGCCCATAGTTAAATGGTGGGGAGAAACTGCTAAAGATGCAGGTCTTTCTCAAGAACAATATGATTCAGGTGTTAAAGCATTTGTTGATAACGCTATAGCTAACTTACCTAATCTTGAACTTGAACAACAAAAACTTGGAGATAATGGTAAAGAAAGAGTTGAAGCTGCATCAATGTGGTCTAAAAAACATTTAAGTCCTGATGGATATTCTACAATATCCGATTTAGCTGGAACAGCTGGAGGAGTTAAAGTTATAGAAGAATTGATGAAGCTTACTAAAGATACTAATATGCCAACATCACAAACTCAAGTAGATGTTTCTGCTAATGCAGATGATTTAAAATCAATGTTGAATGATCCTCGTTACTGGGACAGTGGTAAAAGAGATCCTTCTTATGTAAGACGAGTTACTGAGTTATATGAAAAGGCGTTCAAAAATCAAGCACCAAAAAGTTAAATTTAAGTATAAGAAACTTAATAAACCTTTTAAATGGAGAGATTGTGTATCTCAAACAGGATGGCTCACTGCTGTAGAAATAGAAGCAGCAGTACCTGCCAAATGTATTACTGGAGATTTTTGGATTTATAAAGATACAGATGATTTTATTACTCTTTTTGGTACTTATTCTTACGATGAAAAAGGTGCAATAGAATTTGGTGAAGTTATAACTATTCCCAAACAATGGATTTAATGTGCGTTGCCAACATTATCTGTAAATAATATTTCTTATTCAAGACCTTAGAATGTTTAATGTTTGCCCTTAACTGGACAACAAACCCCCTGCATTAAAAGACAATCGGTAAATTAACAATAACAAAGGACATAATACAATGGCAAGTTCAATCACAAATGCCTTTATTACTCAGTTCGAAGCTGAAGTTCATATGGCTTACCAAAGAATGGGAAGCAAATTGAAAAATTTAGTTAGAACAGTCAATGGTGTTAATGGTTCTACTGTTAAGTTCCAAAAAGTTGCAAAAGGTTCTGCAAATACTAAAGCAAGACATGCTGAAGTAGTTGCAATGGATCTAGCTCACACAGCTGTGAGTGCGACTTTAACTGATTACTATGCAGCAGATTACGTTGACAAATTAGACGAGTTAAAGATAAACATTGATGAACGGCAAGTTGTGGCTCAATCAGCAGCATATGCACTCGGCAGAAAAACTGACGAAGTGTTAATTGCTATTCTTGACGCAGCAACTTCAATTGCAGCTAACGTCAATTCTTCAGCAACTGGGATGACTCTCATTAAAGCTAAGAATATGATGGAAGTGTTTAATGGAAACGATGTACCTGATGACAATCAAAGATATTGGGCAGTAGGGCCGAAACAATGGTCTGACCTATTATCTGTTGATCAATTCTCTAGAGTAGAATACGTAGGGCCTAGTGATCTACCATTCCCTAATGGCATGACTGCCAAAAGATGGATGGGATTCCTATTCTTCGTACACTCTGGTTTATCAACATCAAGTTCGGACAGATTAAATCTGGCATTTCATAAATCAGCAATTGGCCTTGGTATCGGTTCAGATGTACGTACTGAAGTTAACTACATTCCTGAAAAAGTTTCACACCTAATAACGTCTATGATTTCATTAGGTAGTGTTGAAATTGACAGTAGTGCAGCAAGAGTTCAGTTATGTACGGAATAATTAAAAGGAGAAAATAACATGGCATACGCACTAGACAATCCTGTAAAAAAGGTTGCTCAAATGGGTGCTTCTAACTCTCTTTGGTATTATACTGATGGAGATGCTATAGGCACGATAGATAATGATGATTAGTTCATCTTATCTTACAGAGAACTAAAAGCTGGAGATGTTATTATGGTAAATAGTGGAGGTTCAAACGGAGTTATAGATACGTTAATAGTGTCTGTAAATGATGGAGGATCTAACCTAGATACCGTGATACAAGCATAGTTCACATCAAATAAAAATTTAGGGGGAGCAATCCCCCTAAGTTGCAGACAATAAAAATTATGGCGACAACTGATATAGACATATGTGCAAGAGCTTTAGTAATGATAGGTGCTCAACCCATTTCATCTTTTTCAGATGGAAGTACAGAAGCTCTAGTAGCATCAAATGTTTATACTGATGTAACTGAAGCATCTCTAACTAGACATAGATGGAGATTCGCAACAACTCAATCAACATTATCTCTTTTAAGTAGCGCACCAACAGGAAGATATGCTTATGCATATCAGATGCCTACATCTCCTGAAGTATTACAAATTATTACAGTAACAGTTAATGATTATGTTATACCTTATGGAAGGTATAAAGATTTTATTTACGTAAATGATTATGGTTCAACAAGTACACTTGTTATGGATTATATTTACAAAGTAGGCGAAGCATATTTTCCTCCTCATTTCAGATTAGCTTTAGAATATGAATTAGCTTCAGTCTTTGCAGGATCAGTTGCAAGAGATTCAGCTATGATTAAACAATTTAAAGAATTATCTGAAAGACAATTTCTTGTAGCAAAAAATATAGATTCTCAAGAAACTACTACAAAAGTTTTAGATACAAATAGATTTATTAGTTTAAGAAGATCTACAAGAACGGATGTATAATGGGAAGAACATTAAGAACGGTTATAACCAATTTTTCTTCTGGAGAACTTAATCCATTATTAGCAACTCGTACTGATGTTGCTTCTTATTTTCAAGGTGCAAAATCTTGTCAAAATTTTGCTTTATTAGCTGAAGGTGGTTTAATGAGAAGACCAGGTACTTCTTATTTAGCAACACTTCCTGCAGAAAGTAGAATTATTCCTTTTATATTTTCTGATGATGAGGTAGCAATTATTGTATTATCTAATCAAAGAATGGATGTTTATAATACATCAGGTACAGCGATTACTTCTAATTATACAACTAATTGTAATTGGACAACAGCTCAATTATTTGAATTAAACTTTGCTCAATTTGGAGATACAATTTTTGTAGCTCATAGAAATAATCCAATTAGAAAAATATTTAGAGCATCAGCTAGTTCATTTACAGTCAGTACATTTGCTTTTGCTACTCATTCTTCTGGTTATCCAATATACGAACCTTATTATAAATATGCAGATAGTGCTACTACAATAGGAACATCTGCTACTACTGGATCGGTAACAGTTACAGCAAGTGCAGATACTTTTTCTTCTTCTTGGGTAGGAGTTAAAATTAGAAAAGATTCCAAAACTATGACTATTACTGGATATACAAGTGCAACTGAAGTTACAGCTACAGTTAATGAAACATTAGCTAATACAACAGCAACTGCAGATTGGGATGAACAAGCAATATCTACATTAAGAGGATATGCTCAAGCTGTTACATTTCATGCTAAAAGATTATGGTTAGGAGGTTTATATTCTAGACCTGCTGCTGTACTTGCTTCTAAAATTTCTGAATATTATAATTTTGATGTAGATGATGCAGATTCAGCAGACGCTATAGATGTAGATATTTCAGGAGATCAAGTGAATGAAGTTAGACATATGTTATCTGGAAAAGACTTACAAATATTTACAGATGGTGGTGAATATTATGTTCCAGTTGCTTCTACTGATAATACTATTACTCCATCTAATATAAGTATTCAAAGACAGACTCCATACGGAATCTCAAGAACAGCTCCTAAAATGTTTGATTTAGCTACAGGGTTTGTTCAAAAAAATGGCAAAGCAATTAGAGAATTTGTTTATTCTGATATTGAAGATGGATATAAATCCACAGCAGTATCTATACTAGCACAACATTTAATTGATAGTCCTAAAGAAATAGCAATTATGAAAGGTAACTTAACTAGACCTGAACAATATGCTTTTTTTTTAAATAATGGCTCAACACACCCAGGTAAGTTATCAGTATTTCATTCTGTTAGAGATGAAAAAATAGCAGGTTGGGTACAATGGTCAACAAGAACTGGAGATACTTTTCAATCTATATCAGCTCTTAATGAAAATTTAATTTGTATTGGTAAAAGATCCTTAAATAGTTCTACAGTTTATACTTTAGAAAAATTTGCAGATGATGATAGTACTACACTTGATTGCCAAACTACTTCTACTTTAAATCAAAGAGGAACTCCTTTAGTTAAAGGAGCTTCTCAAACTGGAACAACTTTAATAGTAGATGGATTAACTTCAACACCTAAAGTAAGTGAAGAATTTTCTATAGCAGGTAATGCCACAGAATATAAAATTGAATCTCTTGTAGATAATGGTGGAGGTACTTATACCTTAACATTAGATGCAACTTTAGCAGCAACTCCAGCAGATAATGGAGTTATAACATTTACTAAAGGATTCTTACATACAGTAAATGGAATTTATACAGCAGAATCAGTTAATGTAGTTGAAGGTAATAGTTCTATTGGATCTTTTACAGTATCAGGTTCAGATACAATTACATTAACAAATGCACCTAAAGCAACAGCTCTTAAAGTTGGATTTAATTACACACCAACTGTAGAAACTATGCCAATAGATAAAGAATTACCTGAAGGCCCATTAACAGGTCTTCCAAGAAGAATCTCAAGAGCCATCGTTGATTTAAACTCAACTTTAGATATGACTATTAAAGCTGCAGATAGCACCTCTAAATCTTTAGTAGTACAACAAGTTGGTTTTACAGGTGGCTCTGACCTAGTTCCAGTACATCTAAAAAAGAATTTTTCTTTTT